GGGGCCAAAGCAGACCGAGGAGCCCGCGAGCGTAACCTTCCACCCGTTTAGTAAACCCCAAGCCATGCCCCTGACCACTTCCGCCTATTACGTCTCCCTCAACTACGGGCACCACCTCATCAAGTGGGCCATTGGCCGGATCCGGGCCGGCACCATGACCCCGGAACAGTTCGCCGAAAGCCAGACCATGGACGCCCACCCGCGGGATCCCAGGCGGGCCACCATCGCCCGGGGCCTCCGGGAGATCATGGCCGAAAAGCCGGAAAACCTTCCGGACACCCTCCGATGACTCAAGCCGACTACGCTAGGGCAACCGGACTGACCAAGGGCCGGGTCTCCCAATTGGTCAAAGCCGGGATGCCGCTGTCGTCCCGGGAAGCCGCGGACAAGTGGCGTGGCATGAGCGCCAAGGCCAGGCCAACACCAGGAGCCAAGGGAAAGCCGGCCGCCCCGGTCGATCCGGGACCGTACCGCCCGCCCGAGGCCCAGGCCCCGACGGATTCGGCGCTGATCTCAGCCGACACGCCCCAGGGATCCTACGAACGCCAGCGGCAGATCGAGCGGGCCGCCTATGCACTCTCGGTCCGGGCGCTCAAAGCCGGGCAACCCGACGCCGGCCGCTTGGTTCAGATCCACAACCAGGCAGCCCGAAACCTGACCGCCGCCCGGGAGGAGGTTCTGGCATTATCCGAAAAGGAGCGCCACCTCGTCTCCGGTGATTGGGTGCGGAAGGCCATGACCGAACACGACGGGGCAGTCGCCACGTTGCTCCGCGCCATGCCGAAACAACTCGCCGGCCGGATCGCCCCTCACGACCCGGAACACGCCGAGAAAGAACTGGACCGCTGGGTCCAGGAAGTCGCCCTCGCCACCTTGCAGCAAACCGACCCTTGGAAATGAAGAACAAGCCCGCTATCGAGACCGTCCCAATCGAGGCACTCAAAGCCTACACCCACAACGCCCGGACCCATTCGCCCGACCAGGTGGCCCAAATCGCCGCCTCAATGGTCGAGTTCGGCTTCACCAACCCGGTCTTGATCGACAAGGACAAGACCATCATCGCCGGCCACGGTCGGGTGGAGGCCGCCCGGTCGTTGGGCATGGAGGAGATCCCGTGCATCCGGCTCGAACATCTCACCCAGGACCAGGTGCGGGCCTATTGCCTGGCCGACAACAAGTTGGCACTCAATGCCGGGTGGAACGAGGACACCCTCGCTGCGGAACTCAAGGCGCTCGAGGCCGCCGGGTTCGACGTCAGCCTGACCGGGTTCAGCCCGGAGGAGTTGGCCGAGATCATCGGGGAGCCCACCGGGAACACCGACCCGGAGGAGCCCGCCCCGGAGGTCGAGTTTTCCGAGGAGTTGCTCCACGCTCACAACTACGTCGTGTTGTACTTCGACAACCCGTTGGACTGGCAGGTCGCCCAAGAGAAGTTCGGTCTCAAGGAGGTCAAGGATCTCATCCCGAGGAAGGGGCAACCCACCGGCATCGGCCGGGTCATCCGCGGGTCGGGGTGGCTCAACCGCATCGCATGAAAGACCTTACCGTCTCCGTCATCATCCCGTCGTTTCGACGGGCTCACCCGGATCGCCTACCCGGTCGGGACTACTTCCAGTCCGCCCGATACTGCGTCCCGGAATCCCAGGCGAAGGACTACGCCAACGTGGTCGGGTCGTCCCGGGTGTTGGCGATCCCAGACTCGGCCGACGGTAACATTGCCCGCAAACGGAACTGGATCCTCCGAAACATCCCGGGGCCGCTGGACGGGCAAGAGTGAACAAAAAATCATGCTGACCACGGAGGAAGCCGACGAAATCATCGTCCGCGGGTTCAACCTCGCCCACCAGTTCGGCTGCGTTCTGTGGGGTCTCAACCTCAACGAGGACGGGCGCATCTACAAACAGTTCAAGCCGTTCTCGCTGTCCGCCCCGGTATTGGGGCCGTTCACCGGGCACCTCGCCCACCGTTATCTCAATGACGAAAGGATGGGGTCGAAGGACGACTACGACTTCGCGCTGCAGGTGTTGAACCGCGAGCGAAAGATTCTCCGGCTGAATAAGTACGCCTACGTCTGCGAACATGGGGACAACGCGGGCGGGATCGTGTCGAGTCGAACCATTGAGTCCGAAACCAAGTTCTGCCGCGCTATTGAGCGGAAGTGGGGCCGGCACGTCATCCAATACCCGCTGCAACCGAAACGCATGGCCGACTTGCTCAACGCCCGGGTCGTCGTTCCGATTGGAGACGTCTGATGCTCACCGACCTTCAACGCGATCTCCTCGAGTTCCGCCGCGGGTTGTACCGGCCGACGCCGCGCCAAACCGTCGTCGAGTGGGCCGAGGCAAACCTCAAGCTCACCGCCCGGCAGACCGAGAACCCGGGGCCGTTCTCCACAAGCGTCCGCCCATACACCCGGGAGCCGCTGGAGTGCTGGAAGGACGCCGGGGTGGCCGAGATGACCTTGTGCTGGGGATCCCAGACCAGCAAAACGACGACCCTAATGGCTGGACTTGCTTGGTTGATCGACAACGAACCGAGCCCGGCGCTGTGGCTCATGCCGACCGAAAACTTGGCCAGGTCGTTCTCGAAAAGCCGGTGGCTCCCGATGCTGGAGGACTGCCCGGCAATCGTCGCCCACTTCCCGGTGGATCGGGACAAGCTCACCAACCTCGAACAGCACTTCGACCGTTCTACGCTGACGTTCGTGGGATCCAACAGTCCGGCAAACCTCGCATCCCGCCCGGTCCGGGTGCTGGTGGCTGACGAGGTGGACAAGTTCGCCCAGGCCACAGAGCGGGAGGCCGACGCGCTGGACCTGGCCGAGCAGCGCCTCAAGGCGTTCTCGTCGTCGAAACTGTTCCTGACATCGACCCCGACGACGACCGACGGGCGCATCTGGCAGCGGTTCCTTCGTGGGGACCAACGCCGGTTCTACATCCCGTGCCCGCACTGCCGGCAAATGATCCGCTTGGAGTGGCGGCAAGTGAAGTGGGACGAGGACGCCAAGCTAGACGACGGCAAGTGGGACTTCTCCCGTGTCCGTGCATCCGCCCGCTACGAGTGCCAGCTTTGTAAGGGGTCGATGACCGACGCCCAAAAGGTCGCCGCTCTCCGCCACGGGCAATGGATCCCGGAAAACAAGGGCGCGCTGCCCGGGGTCCGTTCCTACCACCTGTCGAGCCTCTACAGCCCAGACCGCAAATGCACCTGGGGCCACCTCGCCGTGCAGTTCCTCGAAGCCAAGGAGTCTTTGCTCGGACTACAGTCATTTGTGAACGGCAACCTGGCCGAGCCGTGGGAAAACCAAGCCGCTCCACGGCAACGGGAGGAACTGGTCGTCGCCGGCAACGAGGGGCTGACCGAGAAGTGCGTCAAGTTCCTGACCGTGGATTGCCAAGCCTCCAGCCCTCACTTTTGGTTCGTGGTTCGAGCGTGGAACGAGGACGGATCCTCCCGGGCCATCGACGCCGGATCGCTCGACACCTGGCACGACGTCAGGGAAAAGCAGATGGAACACGGGGTCGGGGACGTCCACGTCGTCATTGACTCAGGCTACGATGCCCCAAGCGTCTACGCCGAGTGCCTCCGGTGGGGGCGGTTCGTGGCTCGCACCGGGCGGGTGCCGCTTTGGGTCGGGTGGATGCCATCGAAGGGAATGCCCAGGAAGGGCTGGCGCAACCCGAAGACCGGGGTGGACGAGCCGTTCTTCCTCCGAGGAATCGACCCGCGAGTGGGCGACAACGCCGGCAACCAAGGCCGTCTCGAACTTAAGCTTTTGGAGTTCGGCACCGACGTCACCAAGGACATCCTCGAACGCCTCCGCAAGGGCAAGGTCAGCACCCGGTGGGAGGTCTCCGAAAAAGTCGCCACCCCGGACTATTGGAGGCACCTCGACTGCGAGCAAAAGGTCGCCCGCCTGTCGAGCGCCACCGGCCGAACGACGTGGACGTGGCTGCCGAGGTCGTCAAAATGGCCGAATCACCTTGCCGACTGCGAAGTCATGCAGGTGGCCGCCGCGGTTTTCTTCAACCGACTCCGCATGACCGCCGCCTCATCGAACGATGCAAACTGACCTCCTGACCACCAAGGAACTGGCCGCCATGCTCAAGCGGGCTCCGTCCTACGTTTACGCCATGAAGGCCCGAGGGTTCCCAATGCCAGGAGGCCGAGCGCGACTCACCGAGGCGCTGACGTGGCTCACGCGGCACCCACAACCGAGGGCAGAACGCCGGCACGGGCGCAAATGAGTAAGGACGGGCCAACGCCCCGGTGGCGTCCGGTCCCGGATCGTGCGGACTTTAAATCGTGGCAGTTTCCTCAGCATTCGCCCGCGGCCTCTTGCGTCACGTCTACTCGACGGTGACCCATGGGGCCACGTTGCTGGACAAGCTCAACAGCCTCAACAACGAGGCGGTCCACGCGCTCGAGTCGGGCAAGGTTCTCCAGCAGACCACGGGCAACGGTCGGTCGGTGACGTTTCAGGTCAACGCAAGCGAGGGCGTGACCCCCACCGAAATGTCGGAGATTTACAGCCGGCTCTTGGACCTGTATGACGACGCGGTCGCCGCGGGGAACGTGACCGACGCCACCCGCTACAGCTACATGATGGCCCGGTTGAAGCCGATCCGGTCCTTCCGAAACGATTTCTCGAACCTCATCCGATGAACCTCCTCCGACGCCTCCAGGCAGCTACCCGGTTCGTCGTCGCTCCCAAGGCACGATATGAGGGGGCTCGGCATTCGACTCAGCGGTCAACCCTTCACGGTTCGGTCCAGTCGGCTGCCTACGACATCGACCCGTACAGCCGCTATGAGTTGGTTCGTCGGTCCCGATACTTTGAGCGCAACAATGCGTTCGTGAACCGGATCGCCGACCTTTTCGAGCAATACACCGTCGGGCAGGGACTCGCGTTCTTCCCGTCATCATCCAGCCCAACGTGGAACGAGGCCGCTCTCAATTACTGGCGTGACTGGCAACGGTTCGCCGACCTGTCGTCCAGGCTGTCGTTTGGATCCCTCCAAGGCATCATCGCCCGGGCGCTTTTCGTCGATGGCGAGATCTTCGTCATTCTCACCCGAGGCGACTCCGGCAATCCTCGGATCCAGTTGGTGGAATCCCACCGAGTAAAGAACCCGCCCACCCAGGACGGCCGGACGATCATTGACGGCATTGAGGTGGACGACAGAGGCCGCCCGACCGCCTATTGGATCACCAACGAGGACGCAAAGCGGAAAGAGAGCTTCCAGCGGGTCGAAGCCCAGTTCGTCGTCCACGTCTTCGAGCCTGGGCGCCCTGGACAGTACCGGGGCCTTCCGGCGCTTTACCCGGTGATGAACGACCTTCACGACTTGGACGATCTTCAGATCTTTGAGATGCAAGCCGCGAAGGCCGCCTCGAAGGTCCAAAACGTCATCAAGACCAAGGAAGGCGAGGTCACCGACGACGACATCATCCGCGGCACGGTCACCGGATCCGACGGCGTCGAGCGGGCCGACTATTACAAGGACGTCTTCGGTGGGGAGGTCGCCGTTCTCAAACACGGGGACGAGTTCAATCAATTCCAGGTCGAGCGCCCGTCCGCGGCCACCTCGGGCTATTGGGACTACCTGACCGCTAAGGTCTGCGCCGGGATCGGAGTGCCCAAAGAAATCGTGCTTCCCACCTCAATGCAGGGAACATCGATGCGGTCGGTGTTGGACATCGCCAACGCCTTCTTCCGGTCCCGGTCTGCCGTCATCGCTGACCACCTACGCCGGGTCTACGAGTACGTCATCGAGACCGGCATCCGCACCGATCCCGCGCTCCGCATCCCGCCCGCCGACTGGTATCGGTCCACCTTCCGGGCTCCGCGCTCGATCAACGTGGACGTGGGCCGCAATTCCGCCGCCGCGGTCGCTGAGTTCAAGACCGGCATGAGAACGCTTCAGAGCATCTACGCTGAGACCGGGGAAGATTGGCGCGAGCAACTGCGGCAAAAGGCGGCTGAAATCGCCTATGCACAAGAGCTTGCCCAAGAGTTCAACGTGGACCGGGCCGAGATAATGACTCTCGACCCCAACGAGCTTTCGAGCAATAACGCCGCAGCAACAACCGCGTGAAAAACTGGTACGAGATCAAAGCACAGGCCCAGTCGGATCAACCGACTGAGGTCTTCATCTACGACGAGATTGGCGGTTGGGGCGTCACGGCTGCCCAGTTCGTCCGCGACATGAAGGCCCTCGGGGATCGGCCCCTAAACATCCGCATCAACTCGCCCGGCGGGTCGGTGTTCGATGGTTTGGCAATTTACCACTACCTGTCCGCCCGTCCCAACGTGACGGTGACCGTGGACGGGATCGCGGCCTCAATCGCTTCGATCATCGCCATGGCTGGCACCAAGCGAGTGATGCCCGAGTCGGCCTATCTGATGATCCACAACCCGTGGACCGGGGCAATCGGTGAAGCAAAAGACCTCCGCGAACAGGCCGACTTGCTCGACAAGTTGGGTGAGACTCTTGCCGGCATCTACGCCAAGGTGACCAAAAAGGGCAAGGAAACCATCCGGGCCATGATGGACGCAGAAACGTGGATCGACGGAGCAACCGCGCTTTCCGACGGGTTCGTGACTGACCTAACCGATGCTCAACCCATCAACGCCAAGATCCGCGCAGACCGATTCACTCACACTCCTTCCGCCCTTGTTCAGGCAGCGGCACCGGCTGAACTCTCAGTTGAGGACTGCGTCGGTTGGACAGAAGCCGGTGGCATGGCCTACGGTGAGATCATCGAAGTTTCCCGAAGCGGAATCCTCGAAGTTCCCGACGCCGGCATCCGAGTGGAAGCATCCGCCGCCGATCCCGCCGCATTGATTAAGCGTTACCAACCGATTCCGGGCACCGACGCTTTCATCGAAGGCGACATCCTCGCCGGGTTGAACTTTTCCCAACTGACCAAGGTGGAAGATCTCAAGGTCGTCGAGACCGAAGACAAATCCGCCGAGGTCGGTGACATCAAAGCCGTTTCCAAGACCGCGCCCCAGGCTGCCCGCCGCGCATTTGACAAGGGGGTCCGACAGGTCGAGGACGGCAAAGGTGGGGACGGACTGGAAGCCGCGACCGTAAAGGAAGCCCGCAGCCTGAAGGCCGGCGAGATCCCTACCGAGGCGAAGATCCGCAAGGCTTATCGCTGGTGGGCTCGCAACGAGCGGTTCCTTGAAGCCGAGGCCGACAGCCCGGCCGACGTGGCCGCAAATCTGTGGGGAGGGGCTGCGGGCCGTGACTGGTTCCGCGGACTGTACGCCCAACTGGATCAACAGGACTCCATCGAGTCCGACGACACTCAACCGACCGACACCCAACCCATGACCAAACTACTCCAGAGCCTCGCCTCCGCCGGGCTCATCTCCTCCGCTGATGTTGCCGAGGACACCGCTGTCACCGAGTTCGAGCATTTCTTTGCCGCCTACAAAAAGGCCAAGGAAGACGCCCAAGCCGCGCTCGACCAGATTGCCAAGGCCAAGGTCTTTTCGACCGTTGAGGCCGCCATCGCCGACGGCCGCATCGCCGCCAACGTCAAGGATGCCTGGGTCGCTCAGATCCAAGCCGACGCCAAGGCCGCCGAGTTGCTGGCCGCGATCCAGACCCCGAAGCCCGGAGCCGACCCCGTTGGGTCACCGGCTGGTGCGGGTGGCAAAACTTCCGACGAACTCCGCGCTGAGTTTGATCGGATCACCGATCCGAAACAGCGCACGGCTTTCTGGTCCGCGAACAAGGCCCAGTTGCTGAAACGGTAACCTCACAACAAACCCAAACACACCATGCCCAATACCCTCGACTCCGGCCTGAATGGGACGCTCATCTCCCAAGCGGGCCTCGATGCCTTCGTCGGAGCTTTCGCCCCGATGCAGGCTTTCACCACCGACTTTGACCCGGCTCCGGCCTCGAAGTCTGACACCATCCAAGTGCCCTACGTTCCGGCCGCCTCTGCCGCCGCGGACTTCTCCGGCACCTACACCCGTCAGGACTCCACCCTGAACAAGCGCACGATCACGCTGAACAAGCACAAGTTCGTGTCTTGGTATCTGTCCGACGTGGCCATCGCCAAGAGCCCGGCCGTCACCCTTGAACGCTTCGGAATGCAGAAGGGTTTCCAGTTGGCCAAGGCCGTGTTCCAGGACGTTCTGTCCGCGGTCACCCTCGCCAACTACGGAGCCGCCGCCCACACTGGTCTAGCCGCCAACTTCGACTACGCCGACATCGTGGACATCAAGGACGCGTGCGACACCGCCGATATGCCCGAGATGCCCCGCTCGTTGGTTCTCGGTTCGAGCTACTACAACGCCCTGTTGAAGGACAGCGTCATTAAGGACGCCGCCGCCCTCGGTGCGACCGCCAACCAGACCGGCAGCCTCCCGAACCTGTCCGGGTTCATGACCTACCGTTCGAGCTTGGTTCCGGCCAACGCCCAGAACCTCGTCGGCTTCGCCGCCTACCCGTCGGCGCTCATCACCGCCATGCGCTACCTCCAGCCCTCCGGCCGCAGCCAGGACGGCGTCTACCGCCCGGTGGCCGACGAAAACACCGGCATCACCCTCGGCTACCGCGAGTTCTACGACAACGACAAGGGCGAGATCGTCGCCGTGCTGGAGTGCTTCTACGGCTACGCCCTCGGCGAGGCCTCTGCCCTCAAGCGCATCGTCTCGGCCTAATCGCCATGCGACTCGGCATTCTCATCGCTGACGGCAAGGTCGTCCTTGGACCCGCTCCGGCCTCAAAGGTCGAAGCTGAGTTCAAGGCGGCCGTGCAGTCGGGTGCCTACGGTGCTGGCGTTCTCGAGCTTTGGTCCGAGGACCGAGGTCGCGAGAAGCGCCACAAGTTCACCCAGGGGGCCGCGCCGGCTCCCGCGCCCGTGGCCGACAAGCCGCGGAAGAAGTAACACCGAGCCCAACCCATGAACGCGGCCGACACGGCACTTGCGACCGGATTCACGACCTTGCTGGCAACGGCAGGGGACACGGTGACTTTCCGGGGTGCTTCCGTGTCGGCCGTGGTCAACTGGGTGCCGTTCGACGAAAAGCCGTTTCCTGACAGTCCGGACTTCGACCGAGAGGCCACCTCCCGGGTCGAGTTCGTGGACGGTGCGGTGAGTCCCGCGCCCCGAGTCGGAGAGATCATCACCCAGGGGACGAAATATCATCGCATCCAGTCGGTCCGGTTCAACGGACTCGCCTGGCTCATGGACTGCGAGGTGACGACGTGACTCTGACCTTTCAGACCAACCTCGACGAGTTCAACGCCGCGCTGACCCGCTACGCCGCGCTGTCGAGCAAAGGGGCGGCCGAGGCCGTCGCCAAAAAGGGAGCCGACTTCGGTTTCCGCCTTTCCCGCAAACTGCTGACCCTCGCCCCGGACAAAGGGTCCGTCCGCGAGAGCCGCCTGGCCGCGCTGGCTTCAGGTGGAGGCCTCAAGATCCGCGACAAAATCCGCCAGCGGGTCTACGCAAAGCTGGGCGTCTCCCAGACCCTATCCGGCCGCAAGCTCCGCATGGGCGGCAAAAAGCTTTCAGCGTCCAAGTTGGTCGGTGGAAAGCGCCTAAATCTGCAAGCGCTTCTTGTTCGCGCCGAACTCAACGCCCGTGAAAGCGGCCGCGGGTTCTCCGCGTTTTCTGCCCGGTACAAATCCCTTTCCCAGCAACTGGCCGCCGACCGCTTCGGTGAGCAGCGCCGAAAGATCATCGACCGATACAGCCGGTTCCTATCCGAGGTCGGTTTCAAGCGGGACCGTGATTCTTCCAACCTGACGTTCCGATGGGGCGGCAACGAGTCGTCCGGCAAGATGGCCGTGGCGCTTCAGAAGCCGCGCCAACAGGCCGCCATTGCCGACGCGCTCGACGAGGCCCGCGCCGACATGATGGACTACATCATTCGCAAACAGACCCAAGCCGCCCGGACGATGGCAATCTGACCCATGCTTTCCCTCGCTTCCATGCAGTCAACGGTCGCCGCGGCAATCACTGCCAACGCATTTTTCTCGGCAAGCCCGGCCGTCTCCTGCATCGCTGACGATGGTCTTCAGGACTCAGCCATCGAAACCCAGCTTCGTTCCGTCGGGTGCGTGGTCGTGGTCCCGCCGATTCTCCGGGCCATGCGCCGGGACCTCGGTGCCGGAAAGTTGCTTCTGGACGCCGAAATCGTGGTCCGGGTGTTGGTCAATCCGCACGTCAACTCAGCGGCCGGAGGAGCCAACCGCAACGTCTATTCCGCCGTGGCCGCCGCGACCCAAGCCGTCTTGTCGTGGGTGCCCGCAACCGCCGGGGACCGCCGCTTTGAGACCTCCGAGGACTTCCTCCAGATCGCAGTCAACGATACCGGCCTCCTCGGCTACCATCTCCTTTTCACCAAACTCTCAACCCTGAACTGATCCCAACCAACCCATGAACACCGCCTCAGTAATCCTCGGCAATCACGGATTCTTCTTCCGCGACGGCGCGAGCTTCACCGTCCCGTCCGCCGGCACCGCGAGCCGTACCTCAAAGCCCGGAGCCGCTGACACCGGGTGGATCGACCTTGGCATCTTGTCCGAGGTGACCATCCAGCACGAACGCGAAGAGCGCGACATCTTCGCCCCGACCCCGGGCGTGATGCGCTTGTACGACGTCATCGAGACCAAGCGCCAACTGTCCATCAACCTGACCGCGCAGGAACTCAGCCCGCTTGCGTTCGAACTGATCTTCGGCACCCTCGCCCTGACCAGCGCCTCGACCCAGTACAACCCGTTGGAGGGCGCGACCAAGAAGGGCTGGCTCAAAATGCAGCAGTACAACCAGACCGACGCCATCGTCAACACGGTGGACGTCTACGTTCAGATCAAGGTCTCGGGAGAGATCACCTTTGGGGACAACGTGGTCACCGCTCAGTTCGAGGCCCGCGTTCTCCACTCGACGCTGAACACCGGCACCTTGGCCTAACCCACCCACCGCAATGCCAGCCGATCCAATCACGCCCGGCTTGGCCGCGGCATGGAGCAACACATCGCCGACGATCTACGGTGTTCCGTCAAGGTTCACCGCAGTCGTTCGGGCGCAGAGCAACCTCACCTTGGCGGCTGCCTTGTCCGGTACCTTGGATGGGGTCAGCTTGCAGGGCACCGCGGCCACGGTTTCAAGCCGGGCCGTGTTAGTCACCGCGCAATCGACGACAAGCCAAAACGGCATTTACATCACCGCCGCGGGGGCAACCTCGGTGGACATCTCTGCGTCGTTCGGAGCGGGCACCAAGGTCCAGACGGGACTGACCGCCGGCCGTCTCTATTACTGGTCCCAGTTCAACGGCTACAACGTCACCAACGGCACCGAGACGCTGACCGTGTCCGGTCTCATCGCGGCATCACCGAGCGGGACGTTGACTTTCCAGGGCCCGGCATCGACCGGTCAGTCCGACCAACTCAACGAGGCCGTCCTGGCTCGGTTGAACTTGTTCGACGCCCCGAACGAGTTCCCGGTTGAACTCATCGTCGCTGTCACCGGAGGCACGTCTGCGAACACCTGGTGGCAACTCACCTCGACCGTGACCACGGTGGGAACGTCGCCCGTGATCTTCACCCAGATCACCGTGGGAAGCCTGGACGTCGGTCTGGAGGACAACCCCTTCGACAACACGCCGCCGGGAGCCGCTACGCCAAACAACGCCACGGCATTCGACAACACCTCGCCGGTTCCGGTGATGCCCAACTTGTCCCAGTCGTTCGTCAACTCGACGCCTGACAACAAGACCCCGGGCAACGCGGCCGCGTTCGACAACACCGGAGCCACCGCGCTTGTCCTCCAGGGCGAGACTTCGCCGGTCGCCGGAATCACCACGCCCGCCAGCCCGACCGCCGTGGACCATACCGCCACGCTGGTAGCTGGGACCAATTACCTGGTGCAGGTCGGTGCCCGCCTCGCCCCGGTCACCATCAACCTTCCAAACCCGGGCAGCCTCGCTCAACGCATCGAGATCGCCGACATCACCGGCCAGGGAGCAAGCCAGGCCATCACGGTCAACGGCGGGACAAGGGACATCGAGACCGCGGGGCAAACCTCCTACACCATCGACCGCAACGACGCGGTTCTGGTCCTCAGCTACACCGGCACCAAGTGGAAAATCCTCTGACTTAACCCATGATCTCCAAAATCGCCGTGGCGACGACCGCCACCCTCGTCTCAGCCGCGAAGGAACGCCAATGGCTGATGATCCAGAACCAGTCCGACACGCCGATCTTCCTGTCGTTTGACGGCACCGACTCGGTGACCATCGACTCCGGGGCGACCCCTGGCATCCGGCTAGCGTCCTACGAGACCATCCTTTCCACCGACATCGCCGGACGGTTCTCCGGCAACAACGCCGCGATCTACGCCATCCACGGCGGGGCCGGCACCAAAAACCTCGCCGTCCACGAAGCCTAAGCCCACAAAAACATGAGTTGGAACATTAAGACCCCAGGGGATTACATCAACGGACCGCTCACGGTGGCGGGCGCTACCACGTTCAACAGCACCGTTGGAATCGGTGAGGCCGCAGTAAACGGAATCAAACTGGTTTCTGCTGTTACAACCGCAACTTTGCCGCAGACGAGTGGAGTATCGCAGCCAGGTGGTGCGATCCGAGTGACGGGTCAAAACACAACTGGATGCCTCGATATCGGAACAGCGGGTGCAGTTTCTTGGCTGCAAGCTTGCCGACGAACCAACCTGGCCGACAACTTTTCACTCGTTCTTAATCCGAATGGTGGATTTGTTGGTGTAGCAACAGCAAGTCCTGGGGCTGCTTTTGATATTGGTTCTGGAACTCTGAGAATAAAAAACGGATCTGGAGACACTTCTGGATTACTCATTGCTCAAGATGTTGGAGATGCCTCCAAAATAATCAACTATTACAACGGTCCGCTGATCTTTGGAACAAATAACACGGAACGCGCTCGCATCAATTCGACCGGCGCTTTTGTTTTTGTTGGAGGAACAGCAAACGCCAACGGTATCGGCATCGCGTTCCCTGCCGCCCAGTCCGCCTCGACCGACGCCAACACGCTCGACGATTACGAGGAGGGGACTTTCACGCCGGCGATTTCTGGAACGTCTGTCGCTGGCGCTGGCACTTACTCAAATCAGATCGGCCGATACACGAAGGTCGGAAATCAGGTTACAGTTTGGATCCGGCTTTCGTGGTCTGCCCACACAGGTAGCGGTGACATGACCATCAGCGGACTTCCGTTTGCTTTGTCAAACGTGAACAACCTTGGCGCTGCCGCGGCAATTGGATACACCGCAAACATCTCTATCACTGCGGGAAATTACCTCATGGTGTACGGAGACTCTGGAAATTCGCGCGCGTATCTCTGGCAGACTCCCACAGGAGGTGGATCAACACCGACGGTTGCAATGGATCCTTCCGGAGACATTGGCGTCACCATGACCTACTTCATTTAATCCCATGCTCACCGAAAAAACCATTCTTTCGCTGGTCGAGGTCACGCCTTCTGGTGTTGTCCAAGTCCGCCTTGCCAACCAAATCCTGGACGGCGAGACCGTGAAGGCGCAGACCTTCCACCGCTATTGCCTGGCCCCGGGATCCGACTTGGCCGGTCAGCCAGAGCAGGTCGTCACCGTGGCCACCGCAGCCTGGAGTCCCGAGGTCGTCGCGGCCTACGAGGAGCAAATCGCCGCCAACACCAAACCCGGAGCCTGAACCATGATCGAAACCAAGAACCGTTGCGCCGTCACCGTGCGGCCTGATTGCTCGCTGCTTGTCCAGGAGACCGTCGCCTATCTCAAGGACGGCGTTCATGTCTCCGTGGAGCCGGTTGGCACCTACGACCTTGCCCCGGGCGATTCGCTCGACGGCAAGCCCGCCGAGGCTGTCCGCATTGCCACCGCGCTGTGGACCCCGGAGGTCATCGCCGCGTGGGCCGCCGCCCACCCGAAGATCGAGCCCGAGGTCGAGATCGTCGAAGTGGTCACCGCCGACGCTTCAGTCTCGACAGACGACACGCTGACGACTGAGATCGCCGTGGAGGAAGTCTCCGCTCCCTGACATGGAAAACGCACCTGCACTCGCGCCCAAGCCCGCCACGATCAAAGTCTTCGTCCTGAAGTTCACCGAAGCCGAGGCTCAGAAGGCCCTCGACATCTACGAGTGGGCCACCAGGACAGGAGGCCTCCCGATTGCCAAGGAAGTGCTACCGCTCGCTGAAAAGTTCATGCAAGCCGCATTGAAAGCGAAGGAAGCCGAGGAGGCTGCCAAGGCCGCGAAGGCCGCCGAAAACAAGCCCGAGGAACCCACCAAGAACTGACGACGACGATGACGAACCAGACCCACGAAATCCGGGACGGATCCATCGGCATCGGATCCGGGCTGATGTCCGCGATCATGGGATGGCTCAAGCCGTTGGGCGAGTTCGCCTCGTCCATCGGTTCAATCGTGACCTGCATCATCGCCTGCGTGATGCTTTACCGTCTGCTCCGAAAGAAAGACTGACCATGAACCTCAAAACCACCCTGGCCGGACTCGGCTCGATTCTCGCCGCCGTCGGCTTCGCACTGAAGGCCATCTTCGACAACGATCCCACGACCAACGTGGACATCGGGGCGACCATCGCCGCAATTACCGCGGGCGTTGGCCTCATCGCTGCCAAGGACGCCAAGCCAGCAAAGGCCGCCCAACTGCCGGAGCCCACCGAGCCGAAGGCGTGAACTGGGTCGAACAGATCGTCACCGCCCTGGTGAAGTTTCTCTACGGCCTGACCAAGGAAAACCCGACCGCCCGAAATGCTGAAACACCTCCAGAGGTTCGTCGTGGTTGGGACACTTGGCTTCGTGGCCGGTTGCGGGACAAGGGCGGTGATGATCGACCCCAGGGCTGACGTGGTCCGCCTTGGGCCGGGAGTGCGCGGGCCGGTCTACGTCTTCGTGGACGGCCGGTGGACGCTGACCCGCAAAGTGACTTTGCCCGAAGGCTGGTTCGCCGGTCCCGGGCCTCAACAAGAAACCAAACCTTGAAAAACCCCATGACTGACAGCATGGAAACATTGAAGGGCGGCCGTGAAATGGTCGCCTACACCATCGACCGGAAGACGGAAATCGTTTTCCTGCGCCAACTGCCCGTTCGATTGCTCCCGCAGTACCTCGCCACCATCGACGACGAGGCTGCCCGGTTGGAACTGCTGGCCGACAAGCCAGCGGGCTGGGCCGACAAGCTGACGGCCGATTCTCACGTCGAGTTGCTTGAGGTCGGGGAGGGCCTCAACTCCGATTCTTTTTCCGCGTGGCTCCGTCGCAGAGTGCAGCGACAGGAGCAACTGGTTCCGGGATCAAGCGGAGAGCTGGGCAAGCAGTTGCTGTCAGCCTCGCCGACTGGGTCGCAGAGTGCGCGGTGCGCTGTGGTCTGACGCTCGCCCAGGCCGTCGAACACAGTCCGGGCCAGTTGCGGCTTTTGGCGGCTGCGGCCTCGCGCATTGACGCGGGGGCGGGGCTGCTCAATCTGCACACAACTTACGCGGCAACGGCTGCGACGGTTGCAAAGGAAGGGCGGACCGTGTTGGAACGCCTCCAGAAGCAACTGACGAAACAAGCGAAAGGCGGCTGACATGGCAGACACGAATCTACGGATCAAAATCGGGATGCAGGGGTCCGCGGAAGTAAACGCGGGCCTCAAGGCCATTGGTGCAGCAGCGTCGAGCCTCAAAGGTGCCCTCGCTGGCATTGCTGCGGCCGTTGGTGGCGTCATGGGGCTCAACGCCGCGATCCAGCAGTCCGTCCGGTTCAACGCCCAGTTGGAGCAACAGGCGGTCGCATTCAAGACGCTGTTGGGCAACGCCGACGCCGCGAGCCGTCGAATGTCCGAGCTTGCCAAGTTCGCCGCTCAGACCCCATTCGAGCTTCCCGAGATCGTCCAAGCGTCCAAGGTTCTCCAGAGCCTGACCAACGGTGCATTGGCCTCCGGTGAGGGACTGCGCCTTGTCGGTGACGCAGCCGCCGCCACGGGGCGACCGCTCGAAGAGGCCGCTATGTGGATCGGCCGATTGTACGCCGGACTCCAGTCGGGGACGCCCGTCGGTGAGGCCACGTTGCGCCTCATCGAGATGGGACTCATCTCAGGCACGACTGCCCGAAAGCTCAACGATCTCGCCGAGTCAGGCCAAGGGGCAGGTCAGGCCATGACGATCCTGCGGGATACGTTCGGAAAGCTCGGTGGGGCCATGGCCGACCAGTCGCAGACGTTTAACGGGTTGCTCTCGACCCTCAAGGATACGTTCAACATGGCGCTGGCCGACATTGGCAAGCCGTTGTTCGACGGATTAAAACAAGGGATCTCCGAACTCATCCCAATCGTCGAAGGCCTCGGGGAGAAAATCTCCGCGTGGGTCTCGATTGCGATCCAGTCGTTCCGCGACGGCCGCCTTTCCGAGTTCATCGGACTCAACATCGAAGCCGGGTTCGAGATTGGAGTTGGTGCTGCCGTCAAGGTGATGGAAAAACTGTTTGATTGGCTTGGATCTCCAGAAATGTGGAGGGTCATCGGAAACGGCCTACTGACCGCGATCAACGAGGCAATGAAGCTGGCCGGGGCCGCCATGGTGGACTTTTTGTTGGTCCCGTTGGGGTCGATAGCTTCCTACATCCAAGACGCTTTTTCCTATGCCTTCGAGTCTGTGGTGGACTTTTTCGCCGCCGATCTTGAGAAGGTCATCAATGCGGCCGCCGACCTATTGAATAGCGTTTTCGGAACCAACCTTTCCCAAGTCTCACTGACGGGTGGATCCCGGGTGTTCCAGGCACCGGATTTCATGCGGTCTTTCGGTGAGAACCAAGAAGGCGGTCAAGTTCTCAAGGAAGGACTGACCAAGTTCTTTGACGAATCCACGGCCGCGGGTCGGGAACTGATGGGAGTCGGTGCCGGACTTTCGATTGGAACCAGCGCACTTGATTCTCTGACGAAGCTTGTCGCCCAGACGGTTGCGGCATCAAAGGCCGCAAAAAGTGCTGGGGCCGGTGTGGGTGAAAAAACGCCGGAAGAGGAAATCCGACTGCTCAACATAAAGTTGGAGCTTCAAAAGTTGGAACTTTCCTACAACCGGCAGTTGCAGCAGATCAACCAGGCCCGCGGGGCGGTTGAATCAAGCTGGCTGATGACCAACCTGGAAAAGTACCAGGAGAAAAAGCGCCTTATGCAGGGCGAGCTTGACCTCATCGCCCGGCAGATCACCGAACTCGAAAAGCTCAAGGCCACCGCTACCGAGGCCGAGCAGGTGCAGATTGACCAACGCATTGTCGGTCTGCAGGGCACCGCGGGTGGGATTCAAAATCAGATCACCGGACTCGGCCCGGATCCAGAATCGTTCCGGCAACAGTTCCAATCCACGCTGGTTGACTTGCAGAATCAATGGGGAAGCTGGGCGCAACAGACGGCCGCGACGTTCTCCAACGTGTTCAACACCGCGATCTCATCCATCTCGAATGGGATCACGGGGCTGATCATGGGAACGATGACTTGGGGCCAAGCCCTCGCCGCCATCGGAAACACGATTCTGACCACGATCATCCAGTCCATCGTCCAGATGGGGGTCCGGTGGGTGGCGACTCAGATCCTAATGGCCACGGTTGGCAAGGCGTTGGCAGCCGCATCGGTTGCTGCGACGGTCCCGATGGCTGCCGCCCAAGCGGCTGTCTGGGCAACGCCAGCAACCCTGTCCACGATTGCGTCTTACGGCACGGCTGCCGCGGCCGCCCCGGGAATGATCGCCGGAGCCCAAGGGCTTGTCTTGGCTCAATCGCTGGCCGCATTCAAGACGGGCGGCTACACGGGCGACGGCAACCCGAACGACGTGGCCGGCATCGTTCACCGGGGCGAGTTCGTGGTCCCGGCCGACGCTGTGGACCGCATCGGGTTGTCCACGCTCCAGGCCATGACCGCCGCGGGCGCATCTGATCCGGGTGCCTTCACGTCGCCGGCAGCCCCGGGTCCGATCACCCTCAACATGGGAGTCTTCGACAACCCGGCCAGGCTCGCTGATTGGGCGAAGTCCAACGACGGCCGAACGGTGTTGGTGGACATCATGCGCCAACACGCCCACGAGTTTACCCGCTCATGATCTCGACCACGTTTGCCGGTCAATCGGTTCTCTTGCTCAACGACGCCCCGGACTGGGGATCGCCGGTCGGGGTGACCTTCGACTTGGTGAGCCAGTTCGAGGAGGGGCTGACCGGCCGCGAAGCCCGGAGGCCTCACGCTGCAACCATGCGGGCCAAGGTGCGGTTTCGACTGACGATCCAAGGGACAGACGCCTTCACGCTCAAGAACGCGCTACGGGGCTACCAAGCGCAGCCCGTCATCGTTCCGTTCTGGCCTCTGGCCGAGACATGGGCCAACCGGGCGAACATCGCCGCCACCGGACTCCGGGTTGCCTACAAGGCCGACTGGTCCACTTGGGAACTCTACACCACGGTGGAGCCCGGGTGGGTGTTGGCCGGTGACATGGTTGCCCCGACATTCTGGGGGCGCCTTGAAGACCCGGAAATGCTGTGGCTCAATGCCACGGTCGCCCAGTTCGACGTCGATTTCACCGAGACCGGGCCGACGACCTATGCGCTCATCCCGGGGAGTCAGACCTTCCAGGGTGGCCCAAACCTGGCCGGCTACGCCAGCAACCCGCGCTTGTGGCCGACCGCTTTGGATTGGCGCGACGTGCCGGAGTCGTTTTCCGTCCGCATTATCCGCGAGCAACTGGGCTTTGGCCGGACCCCGTTCGAGACGATCTACCCGCAGACAAACGCCAGGGAAGCCCAGTTCCGCACGGTCACCCAGTCGTCGGCCGAGTGCTGGAAGTTGCTGCGATTCTTCGCCGACCACGGGGCCGGAAAGCCATTCTGGACACCGACATGGCATTCTGCAGCCGTGATGGCCGCAGACTTGGCCGCAGGATCATCCGCGCTGTCGGTGCAGTCAGCCGCCGGGATCCAGGCCGGTGACTACCTAGCGTTTATCCAGGGCACCGGGATCCAAGCGTTCTCAAGGAGTTCCACCATCGTCGGGACGACGGTTAACCTCAACAGCGCCCCGGGAGCATTCGCTGCGGCCGAGACAGTGGTGGCCACGTTGGTCCTTGCCCGGCTCGACAAGCCGCGCATCGGTCTCGAGTTCATCATGGGCAGCGTTGCCCAGGGGGCGGTCTCCGTCGTCGAACTCCCGCCGGAATATTCGCCGGCCGCCGACGAAACCATCGGGACGACCATCGGGCTCCTGACGACTCGGGGCTACATCTACGAACTGGCCCAGACCATCGGGGCAACGACGACGACGACCAGGCTGACCAGCTACGAGTCCGACCTGACCGTCGGGGCGAACACCTACACCGCCCGCCGCAT